AATGCAGAAGTCGTACCAGTTCCGATATCCGAATGCGGCCTCCAGCTTTTCCTCGTCTTCGGTCACGGGGCTACCGGCTCGGGCTGGTTGATCCAGCAGGGCCTGGGGGACAGGCACCACAGCCTGGAACCATTGCGCGCCCTCGCCGCGATCCAGTTCGGCTTTGATCTTGACCATCAGGGGATGGTCGGCGGAAGCCGTCATGCGGCACGAATTAGAACACCAGTTTGGCATAGCTTTTCTCCTTGTTACGGGCAAATGCGCCCAGCAAACCCAGCACGCTGGGCTTGCAGAGTTATTTACTGTCTTCAATGAGGGCGCTGAATTGCTCCAGCACTTCCTCGCGTGAACCGGTTAGACCAAACTCCTGCTTTATGATTGCAAAGCAAGATCGCCCTTTGCTAACCTTTAGTCCGCGAATCTCCAGCTTCAACCCAGAGCGCAGCGTCAGCAGCCGGAATAGTTGGATCTCATGTGGTTTTGTGATTACCATTCGTCCCCCTCAATTGGTTCGTCAACATCGGACTCGTTGTAGGAGCCGAAAATCTCCGGCCGGTAGGTCGCCAGCACGGCATCGCAGCACCGGTCGCATACGCGAGCGAGCGGTATCCCGCGCCCGTCTACCTCCCACCAGCTATCGGCTTTGGTGTGATCGCATCTCATGGCGCCTCCAAGGGTAAAATTTCGTCCGCAATATTTGCCGCACCAATCGCTGGCCCTTCTTCGTCCGAATCCTCGTAAAGCCATCGGGTTTTGACTACATAAGCAGGATGTAGCGCGGCCTGCTTTGCTTCTTCTGCGGTTTCCGCGTAGACCTCAAATTCCACGGCTAAAAATTGGCGTACTAGGTATTTCATAGCGCCTCCCACTTTAGGCCAATAACAGAGGGAAAGAATTCTATTTGGGTCGCGTCTTTTGCCGCCTTTACCCAAACCCTGCCGGTGCTGCCTGGGTGCTGGGGCGGGCGTCCCCCAGTTAATTGATAACTCTCTGACCGAAAGGTTAAGTAAATGTCGCCTATCTTGGCGGGCGCACCATCGGCGCGTACTAATCGGTAGTTGTCCATGCTTTCACTCCTAGGTAATCGGCCAATAGCGGCCCGCAAACCCAGCACGCTGGGCTTGCAGAGGCTACTAGCGCGGTTCCAGGCTGAAGGTGTTGTTCCCGAAATAGCGCGTCACTTGCTCAGCGACAAAGTCCAAATCGTTGTTGCGTAGGTACTTTTCGATTTCGCTGTCGATGTCGATGTTCTCGCTGTGCCAATCTTCCAGCTTGTCGGATAAGTTATCGTCCACCCAGTCCTGCACGCAATCGTTCACCAGTTCCTTGGTGCGGTCTTCCATGCTGGCAAACTCAGAGCGCGCGATCTCGCGCATCATGTCGGCCAGGGTATTGGTCATGGGGTCGGAGCGCAGCGCGGCCAGTTCGGCCTTGTGCGTGGCGATGGCGGTATTCAGCACAACACCCACGGCGGCCTTTATCGCCTGGCTGGCGGTGCTGTCGGGGTTGGTGGCGCATAAGTCGTTGACATAGCGCAGGGCTTCCGCCATGCTGTTTTGCGTGAAGAAAGCATTGTTTTCGTAATCGGCGAGCGGCATACATTAACTCCTGTTATGGTTACGGGCCAAAACGGCCCCACAAACCCAGCACGCTGGGCTTGAAGGGTTTACTGCCCCAGCAGAGCGCGCGCGGCGTGTATGGCGTCTGCGAGTTCCTCGGTGGCTGCGTTATCGGGTAAGTGATCGGCGCTCATTTCGGCCCAGTAGGCCAGCCGGTCCAGCGCGGCGCGTAGTTGGTCGGTGGTCATTTTTTGCCCCTTTGCTGGTATTCCTGCCGCCCGCGCTGGATCAGGGATCGCACCATGTCGCGTTCAGTCTCCGGCTCGGCATCGATGAGCGCGCGCAGTTCTTTGGCGCGTTCGATTCGGCGGGCTGGATCGGTCAGTTCCTCGTAGCGAAACCCTGCGTTTAGGTAGATAAATTCGGGGTTATTCATAGCATCCCCCCAATGCGGCGCGCCTCGGCGTAGGCTGTGCGGTAGAGTTCCTCGGCCCGCTGGCGGTTCTCTGGGCGCTCTAGGTTCCGCATACCCTGGAAATAGCGCGCCCAATGCGCGGCGCGGCTTTCGTCCCGCTCGTTGCGGGCTTGCGCGCCTCGGCGTCCGGCTTCGGTGTAGGTGGCTTCGGGGTTTAACATGGTTAAGCTTTCACGATAGGGATTACTCGTCGGGCCAGGGTATCGGTGCGTTTCGCTCGGGTACCATGAGCGCGAAACCCGACAATAAAATCACGGTCGGCACGGGCGCACCAAGCGTCCCAATTGCCGCAGTTCTCGCAAGTCGATTCCTCCCGCGTTTGGGCTTCGCATACGACAATTCGGCGGCCCTCGGGCGTATAGCTAAGCTTCGGCGTGTCGCTGGGAACAATGCAAGTCACCGGCAAGCCTCGCCCGCTCAGTTTGTCGGCGTGTCCAGCATCATCGGCCGATAGATTCACGACAAAGCCCCACGCGGTCGCATGGCGCGCCCATTTGATAGCCTGGGCGCTGTGCTTGTGCGTGTAGGTAAACCCGCGGCGGCCGGTGTTGGCTTTTACGATTCGGCCCAGCGCGTAGGCATCGACATTCTCCCCAGCGCCTGGGAGATCACCGGCGACATTGTGGCGCCACAGGGTACGGGGCGGGAGCGCTGCGATCTGTGCGGCCAGCGCATCGATGGGAATGCCGCGCGCGGGTACTTTGTCCCATTGCATGCGGGTAAAGTAGTCTTCTCCGTAGCAGTCGGCCCCGTAATGGGCGCAGGATGGCGGGCAAGTGCTGCGCGCGCTGTAGGTTTGCGGGATTGGGCCGGTTTTCCGGTTGCCGGACGCGCGGATAAAAGTGTAGGTCATAGGGTCACCTTTTGCGCCAGCGCTTCGGTGATGTCCCCGTTGCGGGCCAGCATGTCGACATAGTCGCAGAAGGCCACGCGCGTATCCGTGTGATAGACAAGCTCGGCGGTTTTATCGCTCGCGCTCCAGGCGTACCGGTGACGGCGGCGCTGCAGGGTTGGATGAGCGGCCCAAAAGGCGGCGCGGATGGCTTTTTGTGTGGTCATGGTTTAGGCTCCGTTAAAGTTAAATAGTGCAGCAGCCGCAGCAGGGCGCGTCTTCGCAGCGGCCCAGTTTGTTGCGGTAGTACTCGCGGCCATCTCCAAATTGGAAAACGTGCGATACATAGTCGGACCGGCCTTCGCTGGGTAGCGTGGCGGTGCGGGTCTCGGTGTTATAGATGATGGTTTGCCCGCGCTGGATACGCTGGCCCGTCCGGCTGCAGCGGCCAGGGTACTTTGCTTGCATGGTCTTAAGCATGATCGGCCTCCATGTAGGTTGTGATGATGTAGCCGTAGAAAAGCCCGCCCCATACAAGGGCCGCGCTGGCGATAAAGCCTTCGCCAGTAGCCCCGAAAATAAGCATAGCGGTTCCAGTAATGGCGATGCCGATATCGGCAAGAATTTCGCTCTTAGTGATCATTTCTTTAACTCCTGTTAGTGTTGAACAAGACCGGCGCGGGGCCGGTTTCGCCTAATAAAGGCTCGTCAGTTGTTCTCTTCGTAATAGCGGGCGTCAGCTTGGCGCTCGCGGTAGACCGATGCAACAGCTTTAAGGGTCTCCCAGGCTTCGGCAATAGTGCGTGGCTCCGTATCGGTTGTGAATAAGGCTTCGTAGTCCGAATCCCCCCAGCACTCGGCCATTGTGTCTGCCCCGTTCTCGTAGTTGTCCAGGCACCAAGCTTTCATAGCTGCGACTTCGGTTTTCACTTGCTCTGCGGTAAGGTTTGCGATCATGTTTTTACTCCGGTTAGTTATGTCATACATGACACGGGAATGAGTCATGAGTTGCCATTACAGCATAGTTTTATGGGGTATGCAATAGACCAAGCAAATTAGTCGGGTATATGGGCGCTGGCCCAGGCTACACCCAGCCAATAGCAAAAGCGCGCGGGCGGTGCTACTATTGGCGCATTCTCAATCTATACCGGATGCGAAACAATGGCACGACAAACCACCCAGAAACTCACAAGGGCGCAGATAAGGCAGGGCCTGGACACTATCCCCGTTGAAGTACTGCTAAGCGCTGGAGACGGCAAAACGCCCAGGCTCACAACTAAACAGAGAAACTTCGCGCATGCGGTTGCGCTAGGTCAGACTAAGGCAGAAGCGTATAGAGGGGCATACAAAGCCAAGCCAGCACCCAGCACAATATTAGTTGCCCCGTACAAGCTGGCAGGGGATGCTAGGGTGAAGCGCGAGATAGAAGCTTACAAGCTTGCGATTGAAGCGGAGAAACATCGAACACCCGCACAACTGAAGGCGCTACTAGTCCAGCAGCTAGTCCAGCACAGCCTAGATGATGAGTTTCCCCCAGCTAGTCGGGTTCAATGCCTCAAGCTATTGGGTAGCCTATTCGAAGTCGGTGCCTTCGTGGAGCGCAAAGAGATCACTACAGTAAGCCGGAGCGATGACATACGCACGCGCCTACTCTCACGGCTGCAGACTCTAACAGTAGACGCCGACATAGTGGCCGATGATGCACTAGACCTACTGGCCGAGATCCAGCAGGGCCGCGGCCTGGGTGATAGCGGCCAGGCTCCGGCCAGCGCCGAGAGCGGCCAGCAAACCGGAGGGGAATCCCTAGACGATAGCGGCCCCAGCGACCCCACCCACGGGGCACCCGCCCATCCGGCCACGGCCGCGCACGACTCCCCTCAACATACTATTCCACTCAAACGATCAGCGTTAAAGTTCAGCCAAGAACAGGGCCACCCCTCAACATTAAC